ATTGCTTTTGCTAATGCACCACCTAAACCAAGTAATTTATGCTTGTAAAGTGGATCGTTTTCTGTCATGGTCGGATTATCCTCTAATTTAGCAGGAATAAATTGTCTTCTCATTCCTCCTTCCTCATCCGACATTTGATAGATTTCTACAGGATTTTTATTGTCTATAAATTCACTTTTAACAAATTCATGTCCTACTCCTCCAGGATTTGATCCACAAACTATTCTTGGTAAAGCACCGAACAAACCTTCTGGAATTTGTAAACCACCAATACGGACTCTGCCTCGTAAAAATTTGTAGATATACTCGCTAAAATGTGTCAATTCATCTATTAGCAATACATTAATTTCCACACCTTGATATTTGATTACATCTTTTTCATGTTGGCAATGGCATAGGTGAATTTTTGCACCATTCCAAAAAGTTATTTGAGCAGTAGAATAGTTAATTGAAGCTAAATTTTTATTTACCATCTCAGATAATATCTGCACAAATCCACTTGATCCGTCCAAGTGATTTTTTTTCAAATCTTCTGACAGTCTTCTAAATAGATAAATTTGTATATTAGGTACTTTTAAAGCATAAGCTAATGCCAAAACTCTCATACAATGAGATTTACCACCACCAGCAGCACCACCATACAGAATTTCTGTTGCTGTACTGGTAAAGCAGGTTGATTGTCTAGGGTGTAAGTCAAATTTCATATCATTTTATCTTCTTTTAGTTTTATCCATAGTTTCGCTGAAGAACTAGATAAATTATTTTCTTGATAATTTGCAAATACCTCTAGCTTTGAGTGACTAAAATAATAAATGCTATTTTTAGAAATCATTAAATGATATATACTATTATTAACTTCTATGATATCTGGTAATTCGCTTAATATTTGCTCTAATGTGTAAGCTGGAATTAAACTATCTTTTTTCCAAACAATACACTCTGTGGTTGCCCAATGCTGAAGCTCTAACTTTTTATCTTCTGAAGCGGTTATTTCTGTTGGCGTATATAAAAAATTAGTTTCAGCTTCAAAACCTAATTCTTTTAATCTCTTACTTGTTTCTAAGTCTGTGCAAATCTTTTTTAGCATAGTTTATTTAATTAAATGATTATATTTTTTATCTCCGCATCTGTCGTAATCATATCGAATAATAGCATTTAGGCTCTTTTGTAAGTTTAAAAACAAAGGGTACTTGTATTCGTTAGGGTTTTTAGGAGTTACGGTTGGGGTTACTGTATAACTAAAATGTAGATAGGGATTTTTTCTTAATTTTCTGACCTCGTGAGCCACCTTATCCCTTAACTTTTTAGGAGTTTCTCTGTCTATTCTATCGTACAATCTGATTGACTTCTTCATAGTTGTTTAATTATATTATATATTGCTTGCCTACTAATTCCGAATTGATTAGCTATTTCTTTAACTGTTTTATATTGAGATAGTTTTATTATTTCTTTGTGGTCTATTTTACGGGGTCTGCCAGCTTTCTTATCTGATCTGGCTAAACCTTCTTTAATTTTCTGGCTGTGTTCCTTGTGTTGCTCTGGGGTTAGTTTCATTATTTATATTATTTTAAAAATCTATACTTCTATTATATGAATTATCACACCCCAAATCTTTCAATCTCTTATTTCTATAATTATGTAATATTATATATTCTACATAATCATTTAATACTCTTGGCACTGTTAATGATCTACCTTTACGATATATGCCATGAGTTTTTAATTTGTAATATTCCGCTGAGCCCCATTTCCCACATTTTTCTATCCATGTGTCAGGCTCTTCTCGGTTTGCTGCGTGTCTTATTGCTTCGCCCCATGTAAGACCTGCAAATATTCTGATTCTGTTTGATCCTATTTTGCTATTTGTTGTGATTCTTCTTTTCATAGTTTTAAAATGAAAAGCTTATGCCTTTTTTTTCTAAATTATCGCAAATTCTCATTGTTATTATATCTTCAGTTCTTTTAGGAATATCAGGGAAAATCTTTTCTACTCCATCCAAAAGAGAGTCTATAATATCATATCCTATATCTTTTTTCTTTCTTCTCTTTTTCTTCTCTGTTATATCTTTTTCTATTAGAAGAGTTGCTTCTGTTATTTTTTTGAATATGCTTATATTTCTATTGTTGTCTATAAGTAGCTGATCTATTGTTTCTACAATATCTTTATTAAAAGCATGCAATGAAGCAACTTCTCTTATTTCTAATAAACCTTTTAATAAATTAGCTGCTAAATCTTTGCTATCTTGTGAATTAATAATATTTAAATCTATTGTTATACCTTTTTTCATGATTTTATTATTTAAGTTAATTATTTCTTAATTATAATTATGATGATTTTACTTGTCAAGTAAATATATGATTTTTTTACATTTTTTATCCACGCGGTGAGAGATTGGCATTCAAGCCTTATATTCTGGGGGTTGGAATTTTTAGTTTTTTTCTGGTGAGAGGTTTATTTGTACATCAACTTTATCAGAATTTGAGTTTGTGTTGTGTGTTTCTACTTTATCTGCCCATGTACTATCATATCCTTTAGGCTTAAATCTATTCTTCATATTAAAAACAAATGCTCCATTATTGAAACTATCTAATATTCCTATTGTTCCTTTTCTACCCATTTCTTCCCACCATGCTTGGCTTAATGCCCTGCCTTTTTTAATTGTGTCCACAAAGTCTTGTTCTATTTCTCCTAAACTTTCTTTATCTGCTCTTACTAATTTATAAAAAGTTTCTTTTGCAATATCTAGTGTTACAATAGCCGCAATATCGCTTTGTCCTTCCTTATAAGCATCTAATATCTTTTGTTTTATTTCTTCGTTCCAAATTTTAGGCATAAGTCTTGGTCTGCCTGGAAGCTTTTTATCGTTAAGGTTTTTATATTCTGCCATTAGTGAAATACTGAATTGTCGCTAGGAAGTATTACCCCCTAGCATGTATAAATAACACTCTTATTATAGAATATTATTATTAATAATCAAGAAGTGATTTTTCTTCCTCCTGCCTTTTTCTCAAATATATCTTCCAAATCTAATTTAAAGCTTTTTATGTTTTTGTATAGTGGCATCTTATAGCCATCAATTCCGCTTTTTCTTGAAATAAATTTACTTTTAGCTTTTTCTATTAAGCTTTGTTGCTCTTCATTTACTTTTAAGTTTTTTTTTATTTTGTAAAAGTTTATGTATTGTGTTATTCTATTCATTTTTTATTAATTAATAGGTTTTTCCTTGATTGTAGGCTTAAAAAATATTATCCCTTTATCCTGCCAAAGCGAATTTAACTATTTCTAGCATCAAGGACAGTTAAGCACTTCAACCTAAAAAGCACTATACTATGAAAATAGGCAGGAGGGTATTCCGTTAATTGATTAATAACCAATCTATAAATCGTTCCATATCTTTTTCGGCTTCTGCTTCGGTTTCCCTATATGGAAATTCATCTGGATTATCTATTTCGATTCTGACCGATTTAAAACCCTCAATTTCTTCTCTTATTTCTTTAGCATAAAATAATTTATTTTCTGGATCATTAAAGAAGTCTTGTTCTGATTTGTGGGCTTCTTGACTTACAAAAATAAAACGAGGCTTATTATCGGCAAGAAATGTTTTTCTTATTTGGAATAAGCTAAATATATCGTGCTTTTTTTGATATTTTTTTAATTTTTCGTCTATGGAGTTGTTATAGTAAAGTTCTACTGTGATTGGTTCTTGTTTCATAATTTTATAATTAATTGATTAATAACATTCTCGGGAAGTTCGTACTCTTTTTCCCAAGATTCCCTAAATACTTTAAATTGTCTGTCAGTTGGAATTTCTCTCCAAGTCAATATTAAGAAACCTTTGTGATCCTTAATTGACTCAAGATTTTTTAAATTTTTAAAAGCTATTCGATCTAATACCCTAATAACTCCCTCCGCTCTAGCATCAGAATTATCATGTAGTATATTTATATAAACAGCATCTTTTTTTAAAACTCTTTTATACTCCATTTTAAAAAGGTATATCATCGTCTAACAAATCCTCTGGCTGGTATCCGTTAGCCTTCGCCTGATTGTGCTTGTCCACTGCTTCAAATCTTGCTTGATTAATTACCACCTTAACATAAGTAATTGTCTTTCCTGTTTGATCCTGGAAATTATCCACCATCAATCCAATTTCAGCATCAAATAATTGACCTCGAGAATCTAAAATTGCTCTTTCTGTTTCTCTATCTATTTTAGACTTAAAAGCAATAAATGGCAAGGTTTTTGATATATATTTATTATCTTTTTTAGTGGAAATATTGACTTTTCCTGTAATAGATTTTTCGCTCTCTCTTATATCAAAAGTGCCTTTTTCATATTGATTATTTTCTCTGTTATATGTGTTTGTTATTCTTAATTTTTGCATTATTTTTGATTAAGTTAAATATATAGCTAAGTTTATAACTTAAAATGTTAAAGTCAAGTATAAATATTAAAATATTTTCTTTTTATTGCGATTTTTTTGCCTACAAGGTAAATCTCATCTTCATACTCAACTGTTGTTTCGTTTATATATCTTCCGTGACTTGGTTGTTCTTTGTGGATAATTTTTAGTGATCCAGCTTCGGAAATTCTGCAATTTGTATTAAATTTTTCTCTTAAAATCTCCATTACTTCATATGCTTTTCTTTTTGTGTAGATTGCGATTGGTGTAATTTTTAAATTCTTTTTTGCATTTGCTTTTAAAATGCGATCTCTATTTTTTTTATAATATTCTTTTTTCTTTCTTACTATTTCAGATCTATTTTTTTCATAATATTTGTTTTTTTTTCTTATTATTTTTTCTTTGTTTTGTTCGTAATATTTTTTGCCATATTCTTTTAATCTTGTTTCGTTTTTTTTTCTATATTCTTTGTAATACTCTTTTTTTTCTTCTTTTGTTTTCATAATTATTTTAATTTAATATTATTATCTATCAGCCTTTAAATTAGGCATTACCCAGTTTTTAGCTTCGCTCGTGGTTTCTTTTTTATTCAATTCTTTTCTCCAATCTTCAATTGTTGGTCTATAGCCAATAATTTTTAAATTATCAAAAGCTTGTTTAATTTGTTCTAAACTACAAGATCTTAATGTGCTTGCTAAAGCATAAAATAAATAATCTGTTGGTGGGGTTTTGTCTATTTCAAAGAATTTATAAATTGTAGAGATTAATTTTTGCTTTTCATTTTTTATTATTTCTAGTTCTCTTGCTTTTTTCTCGCTTAGTCTTTTGTCTTTTTCTTTCTGGCAATACTCAATAAAAACTTTTACTTGAGGTATTTTATTATAAAAAGTCTCTTTTCTTATAATTTCTAAGGTTGCTTTCTCAAAATCTTCATTTGTAAAATCCTGTAAAAAGTTTTCAAAAAGTGTAATTTTTCCTTTTAGAAAAGCATCGTCCTTTTCTCGTGAAAATTCCAATCCTGCATCCAGGCAAATTAATTTTAATCCTTTAAGATATATTTCTTTATTTATCATTTGTTAGTAATTCGGGGTTTTCATAAATATTTCCTATAATCTCGTGATTTTCTAAATCAAAAAGTTTTGAATAAAAATAGACTTGCTTAATTTTCATATAGCACTCTCCTGATTTTTTATACCTTTTTAGCAAATCTCCTTCATAGATAAATTTTCCATTTTTATCTTTAATACCTAAGCATTGCATTATTACATCACAATCTCCTATGCCTTTATGAATATCAAAGTAAGTCATACAACCTTCGGGAAAATCATAACTAGGTTTATCCCAGCCTCTAAATTTAAATCTATCTTTATTCATAATTATTTTAATTTTCTTTTCTTGCTTTTTTAAGTAACCTATTAACAGTTGATGCACTGATGTCTAGTTTATCGGCAACCCTTTCTAACAAAATCCTCAAAATCAGAAAAAGTAAGCGGTTTGTTAAATTTTTTATAATTAACAATCTTTTCGTTTTCTTTTATAAAGCAATCTGCGATATTAAAAGCATTTTTACAGAATTGTTCGTGATCTCTCGTATCAGGAATACGATTGCTTAACATACCATTTAAAATTTGTAAAGCTATTTCTGTTCTTGGTTTTATCATAATTATTTTAATTTAAGTTGCTCTGATTGAATTTCTTTTAATACCCTATCAAAAGAATCACCAGAATTGGTTTTAGTGGTATTTTTTTGCTTAGGTTCAAAAACTCCTTTCCAGCCGTTTTCAATGCTATTTTCTATTGCTAAAGTACCATTGCCCATTTTTTGCTTCTCAAATGCTTCTAGCTTCTTTAAAATACGATTTAAAGCCGTTTCAGTATTAGGAGCTTTTAATTTCTTTCTCATAGATAAAAACTCTTTCCAAATATCTTGATCGATAAAAGGCGGTAAAATTGTGTTGTTGTTTTTAATTGTATTTACTCTAATGTTACTAATCTTTGCCTCATCACTTATAAAATAATCCCATCCACCTTGAACCGCTTGCCAATCCATATATCCAAATTCTCTTAATTCGTGAAAAGCTGATCTTATAGCAGATTCATTTTCTTTTCCATGATTTGAAATATCTTTTATTACTATTTTCCATTTATCTGGCTTACTCCATAAATAAATAAATATACCTTTTGATTTAAAAGATATTCTATCATCTTCCAAGAAGTTATTAGATATTTGTGTAAACTGATTATTTCTTTTTTTTCTAATTCTTGATACTGTCATATAATTTTTATTTATAATATAATATTATTTATTTAAAGTATTACTAATGGTATTGATTTTCACAATTGTGATTTTCTACATTGTGGATTTTCACAATTGTGATTTTCTACATTGACATGTAATATTTCATGCAACTCTCAGAAAGCTTTATATATCTGTTTTCTGATACTTGATACAGCTTAGCCTCTATATCTTGTTGATATATATTGTAATGATTAAAATTAGGTTCTTGACCAAACTTTTTATCAAATAAAGTGTAATAAATTTCTTGATGACAAAGATTGCAATCATCATAGTGTTTAACTATTTCATGTAAAGTATCATCTAAGTTATCTCCTATTAATAATAGAGAAAATTTCTTATATCTTATTGACCTCGGAAAATCGTGGCATCTTTTATCATAAGTAGTTTGATAATAATTCTTGTATCTTAAACCCTGAAGCAAAGCTTCTTGTTTTAACAATCCCCTTTTAATCTCAACAATAACAAATGATTTACTAGGTTTATGATATGCTAATATATCAATTCTCCCTAACGGTGGAATTTCAACTTGTCTTGCTATAAATTCTAAATTTAATTTTGATTTTAAGTTTTTTGGATTAGAAAGATAGTTTTCTATATCTTCCTCATAGATTTTAATGTGTGTCATTGAACCTTGTATAATATGGGCGAGGGGCGAGGTTCAAAACACCCCTCATAAAAAAAACTGTCTTTATATTGAACCTAAGACATAAGTAAATCAGGGAGGTTGCTCCCGATATGTCAGTATCAACCTCGCCCTTTCCGTAAGGAATCATTGCAAAATATAGTATTTATTAAATAATTTTAAATGTCAAGTAATTATTTATATTACTACATAATTACTTATTTCTTTTAAATAATTAAAAGCTTCAGTAAATTTTCTAAATTCTTTTCTTAATTCGTGTCTATTCCATTTTTTATTATGGTCAATGGTGTGATCTGTGTTTTTCCAAACTTTATAATTTTTACCAAATCTTGAAAACCCAAATTTTACTGCTTCATTTTCTCGATAAGAGACTAAATAATTTTCAAATTGTGGTGTTGAAATATTGTGTAATTGTATGCTTAAATCATTACTAGGGTTTTGTAATAATTGCAGTTTTCTAAATTCATTTTTCATAGCTTTTTATTTAAGTTAATTATTTAACTAACTTTACAAGCTAATATGTTAAAGTCAAGAAAAATTATCTAGTTCTATCACGCTCTTCAAAGGCTTTGGAAAATGTAGACGCAATAGATGTTTTAGGCTTTTGCTCTCTCTTAGACTCTTCAGCTTCTCTTAATTGTGTATTTAGATTGTTACGATGATCTAATACATTTCGAGAAATACCGCTTCTGCCTTCCCACTCTCTTGTTTGATATTCTTTTAAATATTCTATTGATGAATTAGATGATTTTGTCATGATAATATAAATTTAATTGATTAAAATTTAATTATATCATATTTTTTGAAGCAATTCAAGAAAAAATTTTGAACCGTAAATTTTAAACAAAGATAATATCAGGAGGAGGAAAACTAAAACCTCCTCCCTTTTAATTCCTTTTTCTTTTTAATTATGTCCGAAATAATTAAAAAATTTTTAGAATTATCTACAGCAGAAGTAAGTATTTATTAAGTGATTTTAATTGTCAAGTAATTATTTTAGGAAGATCAGGAGGAGGAAAACTAAAACCTCCTCCCTTCAATCATGCAACTTAATTTTGAGGGTGCTGTAATTAACTTAAATCAGAGATGAGTACACCCTCATAGGGAAATGAAAACCCCCAAAAAATATTTTAATATAATAAAAATTAATTTGCAAATAATACTTGACTTTAACATTTAAGCTTGTAAACTTAAGTATGTAATAAACTTAAATATCTTAAATATGTTAAACAAACTAACAAAAAAAATCTTATTAAAAGAACATAAATTCGATATGTTCTATATATATAAAACGGATTTTCATAATGAATTTTATTTAACTAAATTATCTAATCTAAATTTGTTAAAATCTTTTTTGGTAAAATTATTAATTAAATTTGTGTAATTATGATAAATTTAAAAGACACAGCAATAGCAACTATACTTGTTTTAGTTTTTGTTTTCTGTACTGGATCAGCTTTTTTATATGGGGTAAATCATTGCAAATCTCTTTATGATAACAATGATGAAATTAGACAATGCTTAAATATCTAAATTATGATTTATACAATAGAAACAAATAAGGGAGGATTTGAAGGCAAATCAATAGAAGAAATTATTGCAGTTATAGTGCATGATTGCATTTCCGAAGATTGGATACCTGATATTAAAGAAGTTTTTTGCGATGGCGAAGAAACAGATTATAACATTTCTCAAATTCAAAAACAAATTGATGATGAGATAGATTATATTAAATATGAAGGCAGAATTGATCATGAAGGAAAAGATACAAATTATTTTAATAAAAGACTTGACCTTTAACATTTTAGGTTGTAAACTTAAATATATAATTAACTTAATCAAAAAATCATGGCACTAAATACATATACAGAAAATGAAGAAAAGATTATTGATTCTATAAATACACAAATAGAGTCAGTAGATAATACTATTGCTAACAAAACTATCACTCCTGAAGATGGGGAAGTAATGATTAAAAATCTATTTACTAAGATAGCTTTAATCATAGGACAATCAGTTAACAGAACAAATTATTAAATTATGACAGAAGAAAAAAAATTAACGCTTCACGAGAAGTTGGTTAAAATTCAATCTGAATTAAAAGTAGCTAAAGATAAAAAAAATACTTTCGGTAATTTTGAATACAGGCATTGTGAAGATATTTTAAAAGCTGTAAAACCTTTATTACTTCAGTATGATCTCACTCTAATAATAGATGATGAGCCAGTTGTTATTGGTGATAGGTATTATATAAGATCAGTTGCTGAGATTAGAGACGAAAAATCAGAAATATCTACAAAAGCTTACGCAAGAGAGCCAGAAATAAAGCCAAAAATGGATGAAAGCCAGACTACTGGATCAACTTCTTCTTACGCAAGGAAATATGCATTAAATGGATTATTTTGTTTAGACGACTCAAAAGACTCAGATGACAAAAATAAAGACCCTATTAGTGAAGAGCAGTTTAAAATATTAACTAAATTAATTGATAATGCAAATCAAGATATAAAAGCTTTGTGTGATCATTATAAAATTAAATCTGTAAAAGATTTACCAGAAGATGAATTTAAAGGGTTGAAGAAAATACTAGAAAATAAAATCAAGAATAAAAATGCAAATAATTAAGGATATTGAGCAGGGTTCTCAAGAGTGGTTGCAATTACGATTAGGTATTGCAACTGCTAGCAACTTTAAAAAAATAATTACTTCTACGGGTGCAGAAAGTAAATCATTAAAAGATTATGCTTTTGAATTAGCAAGTGATAGTCTTTTAACAGAGCCAGAAGCATCTTTTCAAAGTGAAGCTATGATTCGAGGTAATGAGTTAGAAGAAGAAGCTAGGAGTTATTATTCTTTTGTTAATGATGTTAAAATTGACCAAGTAACTTTTATTAAAAAAGATGAGATAGGTTATTCTCCTGACGGATTAATTGGCGAAAATGGATTAATTGAAATAAAATGCCCATTAAAGAAAAATCATCTAAAATATTTGATTGATAATAAATTGCCTTCAGACTATAAGCCGCAAGTTCAAGGAGGATTATATATATCAGAAAGAGAGTATTGCGACTTTATATCTTATCATCCGCTTTTTAAAGATGATAAAAAAATGTTTGTGGTAAGAGTTTACAGAGATGAAGAATATATTAAAAAATTATCTGATTTATTAACTAAAACTATTGAGTTAAAAAACGAAATATTAACTAAATTACAATAATTATGGGAATGTTTGATGAAATAAATTGTAAATATCCTTTACCAAATTCTGATCTTATAGATACTAGTAATTTCCAGACTAAATTTAGAAATTACTATCTTGATGAATATTCTTGTCAAGACAAGTTTATCATATCTGAGGTTGGTGATTTAATTTTAAATGATAAAATATATCATTTTACGGGTTGGATGGAATTTCATACTTATAAAGAGTACACTGATCCAGCAAATGATAAAATTAAATATGGTGTTAGTTTTGAGTATTGGGCTGAATTTTTTAGGGGAAAATTATTTTCTGTTAAAGATTGCACAACAGTAGAATCGAAAGAGGTTTCTTGTAGAGCAATAAGTTATGATGAATTTAGTAAAAGAATAAATTCCGATTATTGGAATCAGTAATTAACTTTAAATAAAAACTAAATTGAAATAAAATGATTATAAAACAATTAGAAAATAAAATAATTTCTATTAGTAATTTGGTGGATAGATTTGATGATCTTTTTAAAGATAAACAGACTATTCCTACAAAGCATGCTAAAAGATTTTTAAACAACCTAAAATTACAATTAAATGAAATCAAATAAATTAACAAATCAAGCAATTAATAATATGATTGGTAAACATGTGAAGGATGTTAGATTATCACATAAAAAAAGTCGCAATCAAATGGGAAAAGCTATTAATATTAATCCTCGAACTTTGGAAGAAAATGAGAAAGGAAAATATAAATTCACTCTTGAGCGATTATTTTTTATAGCAGATAGTCTTGGTATATGTGTTACTGAATTAATTCCCGCCAAATTAAAGGGAAGAATTAACAAGAACAATAAGACTAATTCCGATAAGAATATATGAAGCTATCATAATTAATAGTTTAATTAATATGGCGGTTATAATAATTAAAGTTTTTTAATATGCAAGAATTAAAACAAATACAGGAGGAAAATAGAAAAGCTATTATATTAGCTAATAATCCAGAAGCTAAGAGTTATGAAGAAGCTTTTATATTGCATTTCGGTTTAGAACCTGATGATAATCTTGATGATTGGCTTATTTATGACTTTACAGGAGCTAAAACTTGTTTAAATAAGGTTTTAAATGCTTTAGGTAATTATAAAAGAGAATTTGAAATTAATAAAAATATTAAAGAATGGAAGAATTATTTTGTAATAAATAATTTTATATTTTGGGATTTAACAAAAGAGACTCTTGAAGAACAAAGTGAAAAAACCCAAAGAGAAATAAATAAATTATTGCATGAAGTATAAAGAATATAAAAAACAGTTAGAAAGTATTAAATATTCTAAAAATCAAATAAAATATAAAAAAATAACTACCGCAAATGGTAATGCTTTTGACCAATATGATAATGACTGTGATTTTGAAAGGAATTTACAGATGGAAAATAACTTAAAAAGGAGATATTATAAACAAGAAGATGCAAAAGATTCTTTTTCTTCTTGTTATGCTAAAAAAACCAATCGCCAAAATAGTGCTTTTCATAGTGCTGTAGTGCAGTTATTACCGCAATATAATGAATATTTAGCAAATCATGGAGCAGATAGATTCGGTAAACTTGTATATAATGAAGATACATTTAAAGAAGCGTTAAAAGTGGAGGCAGGATATTTTAGAGAGATAAAAAAAGAAGAAGCTTTAATTTATGTAAAGATGAATAGACAAGAATTAAAAAAACTGTTACCAAATGCAACAGTTGAGGAGTTAGTTGATGCTAGATTGAGGCAAAAAGAAATAGGAAGAATTAGAGATGCTACAAAAGAACAAATGATAGATATATTAAAAGCTATTGAAATATGGGCAATAGATAAGGGTTTTTCATTGTGTATTGAAAAGGAGTTAAT